ACCAGTATAATAAACAAAAACTTGGGATCTGGAACCCAAGTCATTAATAGCAGCATAGTTTTTAGTATACATATCAGCAGCATTTGCTCTAGAGTGAAACAAATGGTACTGTGGAACAGATATACCCTGACCACCAAGGGATACTGGCATCCCTGTAAATTGACAATTAGCAGACATCAAACAGAACTGGGCTTCAGTTAATGATGTTACTGGATAAACTTGAAAATCATAAGAAGAACTAGTAGCTATAGGCGTAGCAGCCCAAGTTGCTCCAGTCCACGCGTCTCTATTGGGATTACGACCCCAAAGAAAATAATATGAATTCTCATTAGCTGTTGGAAGACTATACAAATTTTTAATACGAACAGATCCTCTGTTCAGACAATAAATAGAACTAAACAAATTAAAAGGATCTAAATTAAAATAAGTGTCAGCCAAAGCAGCATTTGTATTAGTTAAAACACCTGATAAGAAAGGATTAATAACTACAGTAGCTCTAGAGGCGGCATTAGCTTTGTTAACAACTCCACCCCTTAATAACAACTGTTTAATAGTAGTAACTTTTTCTCCAATACAAGTGGCATCAGAAGCCACATCAGAGAAACTAGGAGCAGATTCTCCAACAAAATTAACATCTTGCAAGCATTCTTCTTCGCCTGCTTGTAAAGCAAACGGAATAATAGGAGTAAAAGTGCACTGACGAGGAAAAGCATAATGCAAATCAACTCCTCCTCTAACCTCCATAACAATCTTTATACTAGAAGGAACAGTGGCTGGAGCTATAAGAGGATCTAAAATCATTAATTGCCACCAACCATTATAAGCAGAAACATCTGCTTGTTGATTCCCTATGTTATATGTTGCAGTCCAAGGTCTAACAGCAACATAAGGAACCTTAACTACATACTCAGTAGCTTCTCTTATATCAAAAACAGTACGCTGTAAATATTGTTGCGTAGTTATTGAAGGATTAGTAAGGCCAAGTGATCTATCAACTGGCATCCATAAAAACATAAGCCTTCCACTATGAAAATTAGTAGCAACAAAAGTAAATCTAAATTCAAGCCCCCCAGTAAAATAATCGAAGAGTTGACCTAAAAGCCCTATGGGGGTAAACTGATAAACCGTATTAGCAGCACCATCCAAGGTAGCCATTACAAAATGATCCGGTTTACTACTGGCACTAGTAATAACATCTCCATGAACTCCACCAGTATCCCAAGTGACAGGTAAAGCAAAAATTGACCAAATTCTCTTCAAATAATCAATACTCATCTCATCTTGAGCCGTACTAGCAAAACCGGGAACAGCTTGAACTTCATTTCGAACAAACAAACTAAGAGCAGTAGAAGTATCAGCAGCATCTGCATTAGACATATAAGGAAACGGCTCTCTAATCATCCTACACACCTCCCCTTGAACGAGTGGTTTTGAAAAACCAAAAGCGCTAGCAACACCTGAAGAAATATCTAAAACCCAACTAAGAGGTTTTAGAACTGAACTCAATATAGGAATATCACCCAAAACACCTGCCCCCTTCCCAAGAACTTTAAGTGTAGAACTGAGAGGTTTCTTTTCCAACTCATCATCTTTAGAAACACTTTTCCATCCTTCAAAATCTCCCTGTTTTTTCTTTCCCTTTCCGGCCTGTGGGAAAACATCACCAAAGACTTCAACGTCTTCATAAGAACACCAAATATTAAAAGTTGCTGTACTGGAACCAGCAACATAATTGAGAGGAACAATAGGATAAAGGAAAACCATTCCTGGACTTCCTATATAAGATGTACCTCCAGCCAATTTAACAATAGATGCATTAGTACAAGACATATAAGGAATACGTAAAGTAACTTCGGAATCACAATTCAGATTAACCTGAACTCTTCGAAGTTGAGAAATTCCTACAGGATGAGCTCTATGCATATTAAACCAATCCACATTTTGAGTAGTAGCAGCTGTAGTCTGAGCAATACCTCCTGACGGGACAAAACACAAATAGTATAATCCCTGTTGAAAAGGATTGGCATTAACTTGCAACCTAAGAACAGTTGTAGCTCTAATAGCAAAAACTCCTGAAAGTTTATTAGCTTTCAAGGTAGTTCTCAAACCAGCAAATACATCAAAGTTGGCGAAAGTAGTAGGACCATCACCAACACCAAAAGTACCATTAAGAAGTATTTCTGGTTTAGCAAGAAAAGATTTTATACTTTCATCATTACGTTGTTGTCCAACTTTCTTTATAGAATCTATGAGATCTTGAGCCAATTTAATATTAGACTCGTCATTCATTTTATCAACAACTGATTCTAAATTAGAACCAGCATTCTTAACATCCTGAACAGGTTCAGAGTCCCGAGTATTATGGGAATCTTCTTCTTCACCTGCCTGTAACAAAAATTTACTACTGAAACTTCCTAATGAAAGCGTCTCCGCAGCAAATCGATTTCTTTTAATTTCTCCCATAATAAAAGTGTAAAAAAGGTGTATAAAGTATTTTATTCTAGGGGTACACTTAAAACCCCCCACTGAAAATCCTGACTCCGTTCTTTTCTCAGGAGAAGGGCAACATTATAATCAGTGACGCCCACATAATTTCTAGTAGTCTCAAAATGTTCCTCAACTATACTATTGGCATATTGATCAAAGATCTCCTTGCCATGCATCGATAATTCCAAGACCATTTCAGTGACTGTTATAGCTAAATTCTCATATCCATAATGCCCTTTCTTCATAAAATCAAGTGCTGTAAAAATAGTACTCAATTCTATAGGTGCATCATAACCTCCATAGATTTCGTTCAAGCGAAATCCTCTTTTCAAAAACTTAAGTTCACCAACAGGCTTAGAAATATAATCATTCTCATCCTTAGCTCCTACTGTATATTTATATCCCATAGATTCCATACCTCGCTTAACTGTCATAAAATTAAATCGGGAAATTATATCATCAGAAACAGTAGTAATATTGTCATCTC